TTAGAGGACTTTGCCGCGTGGGTTGGCGAGAAAAGCGGTATGCCTGCTGAGTTAATCCGCACCGAGGCAGAAAAGCAAGAAGTTATGCAGGGAGCAGCACAAGCACAAGTCGCAGGGATGGAAGGTGAAGAAACGCCTCGACCACAAGAAGGGCAAACCACTCTATGAGTTGGGACACAATCAACCAAGCAGCCACTGATGCGAAAGGTGCAAAGGTGGCTAACGCAGAGAAAAGAAAAGCTGCTGCTGAGTTGGCACAAGCATATAACCAATGCTTCTCTGGTGACATCGGGAAGCGTGTGCTTGATGATATGACGCAGCGGTTTATCTTCAACAACTACACCCCTTTAGGCTCCGCCAATCCAAACTACGAAGCCGCTTACCATAACGGTGAGTCGGGGGTTGTAAAATTCATTATCAATCAGATACAGCAAGCAAAAATACTCTAGGAATAATACTATGACCGAAGAAGCGCAGATCGCAGAAGAAAGCGGCACTCTGTTGGATGAGGCCACCCCCACCCTTTCTGAGGGTGAATACTTTTTATCAGATGGTATCAAGGGTTCAGGTGAAGCACCCGAATGGTACAAAAGCGACAAGTATAGTTCTGTCGCGGAACAAGCCAGAGCGTACACCGAGTTAGAAAAGAAGTTCGGTGGGTTTACTGGTGCGCCCAAAGATGGATACGCAGGGCCAGAAGGCGTGGATGCCGAAGATGGATTGCTGGCAGAACTGAAAGAGTTTGCCTCTACCCACAACATGAACCAAGAAGCATTTAACCAAGCCTGGGAACTGTTGACCGCCAACGAAGAAGCCTACGAGCAGGTATCTCAAGAACAAGAGATTGCCAGTCTGGGTGACAATGCAGAGCAGCGAATCAAGAATGTTGAGGGCTTCCTGAAGAACAATCTGGATGCAGAGACATACGAAGCTGCGCGTGACTTGGTAACAGACGCACGATCTATTCAGTTGATCGAAATGCTTGTTGGTGCAACTGCCCCCAAGAAGCTGCCTATCGACGGTGGAGAGCATCCTACTGGTATGACATGGTCAGACATTGAAGCCGAGATGTTCAAAAGAACCGATGATGGACAACTGCTCCGTAGCATTGACATGGCTCACGAGCGTAAAATCCAGAAGATGATGAAGGAATTTGGTGGCGATAAGCCGCACCATCACGTATTCGGTTGATCTTATGGGGTGTTTCGGTGTATAATCGGCACACTGGACACCCCTTTCTCCAAGGCCCAGTAAGTTAGGTTGGATGCTGACCAAATTTACTGGGTACTCAGCTAAAACCTTAAAAAATACTTTTGTTTATTTACTCTATTTTTTGAGGAATCTATTATGAGTAAGACATTATCATCGGTAGCTGTTACCGAATTTGACAGCATGGTCAAGCACGCCTATCAAGGCTCTAGCTTGCTCCGTCCTGCTGTTACTGTACGAAACAACGTTGTAGGTGATACCTACAAGTTCCGCAACATGGGCAAAGGTCTGGCTAACCAGAAGTCTACTTCTGACCTGGTTACTCCAATGGACGTATCCCACAGCTTCGCAACTGCAACTCTGTCTAACTGGAATGCTCCAGAGTACACAGATATGTTCGATGCCGCTGAAGTAAACTTTGACGAGAAGCAGGAGCTTGCAAGCACTATCGCACAGTCTCTTGGTCGTCGTTGTGACCAGCTCGTTATCGACGCTATGGACGCTGAAACCACTTACGCTGCTACTGTAGTTGAAGGTGGCACTAACCTCACCACTGCTAAAGTTATCGACGCTCAGGTTGCTCTGCGTCGTCAGGGTGTTCCTAACTCTGAGCTGTTCGCTGCTGTAAACGCTGGTGGACTCGACGGTCTGCTGAACCAGGAGGAAGTAACTTCTTCTGACTACGCTAACGTTAAGGCTCTGGTAAATGGCGATGTTGATACTTTCGGTGGCTTTAAGTTCATCGTAGTTGAAGATCGTGATGAAGGTGGCCTGACTGTTGCTGCTGACATCGTTGACTCTTACTTCTTCCATCGTTCTGCTGTTGGCTTGGCTATCGGCATCGACATGAAGACTAGCGTTGACTGGATCGCTGACCGTACTTCTTGGCTCTGTAATGGCGCCCTGAAGGCTGGTGCAGTTTCTCGCGATGGCCTCGGCATCGTTAAAGTTCAATACGACGAAACCGCGTAAGGAGATATTATCATGGCTTTTTCAAGAGATGGCTTATGCCGAATTGGTGGTTCTGGTGACGGTGGTAGCACTTGGCAGTACACTTCTGCTGATGCTAAAACTGATGTTGATGATGCAGATTACTTTCTGGATGCAATCAACGAGCTGAACATTGGTGATTTGATTATCTGTAAAGATACTTCTACCCCTACAGCTCCAGTGGTAACTATCACTTATATCAAGACTAAAACCGCTACTAGCATCACAGCGGCTGCGGGTACTACCATTACCGCATAAGTAGTAAAACTGAATGGGGGCTTCGGCCCCCTTTCTTTCCAAACTAAAGGTTTATTATGGCAAGCAGTAAGCTATCGTTAATTAATAATGCACTTATTCTGATTGGCGACAGGCCATTGACCTCCCTGACTGATGGCACTCGCGCTCAGATTGTAGCTACCAACCTATACGACAATGTTATCGAGAACGAACTCAGCAAACATCGCTGGGGTTTTGCTCGTAAAAAGATCGAGATTAGTAAGGACGTAGCGGCCCCTGTAGGCAACGAATGGCAGACCACATACACACTGCCAGCCGACATGATCACCTTGATCAAGTTGGAGCCACTTATCCCATACCAAATTCTAGGCGACAAGGTTTACTGCAACTACAGCGGAACCCTGTATGCCGAATACATTTATAAGCCGTCAGAGGGCGATTGGCCTCCATACTTCTGCAAGATGGTAGAGTATGCTTTGGGCATGGACTTTGCTCCGGCTATCAGAGATAGCGCAACCTCGATGGACTTACTTGCTGGACAGTATCAGAATGCAAGCCGCATGGCTCGATACACTGACTCTCAGCAACACCCACAATCTTCCATTGCATACAGACCGTTTATTGATGTGAGGTACTAATGGCACAGTCACAAAACCTGCAAACCAGTTTTGCCAGCGGGGAACTGTCACCATTACTCAACGGAAGAACTGATCTAGAGCAATACTACAGAGGCGCACAGACTGCTGAGGGCGTAGTTATCGTCCCCCAAGGTGGCGTAAAGCGTAGACCTGGAACAGAGTACGTAGCTGGCGTGGGCGGCTCCTTGACTCGTGTAACCTCCCCAAATCCAACAATGCCTAACGGTGGAACTGCTGCTAATCTTAACGATGGTGATGACAGCACGTTTGGCACTACAACAGCTATATTAGCTGCTGACCTTGTTGTTGCTCACTATGATCTAACTGCAAGTCCTTCTCCTGCCTTACCTTATCAGTTTCTAGATGTAAGGAATGCTGACCTATTGGTTGCCAGTGGAGACAATCCAGAGGCAAGATACACCGCAACATTGGCAGTAGAGCATTCTGAAAACAATACAGATTGGACTGAGCTGACCACAGCGGTAATTGATAATAAGACAAAAAGAAGTTTTAGATTTAACATATCTAGCTTGAGCAAGCGATACTGGAGAATAAAGGTTAAGGGGCCAGTAGGCTCTTCTCCGGCTAATAACTTTTACACTAGGATTGGAGAGTTTGGGTTCAAGCGTGTTATTGCATCCCCAACAAGCTCATTCCTGCATGGCTGGGAGTACGGCACAGATCAATCATATTTGATGGTTCTTAGCGAAAGTAGCGCAAGTTTTTACAGGACTCCCAACGCAAGCAGCACCAGCACTGTTGAGGTTGCTAATGTTGTTTTGCCTTACACTACTGCTCAGTTAGGTGATGTTAAGGTAGCTCAAACTGAAAATGTCATGCTGTTGTTCCATGAGGAACATCCTCCGCAGAGAATTATTACTGACGGCCTAGATGCGCTCAACTCTTTTATTGTTGACCCTATTCCTTTTGTTAATGTGCCTCAGTATGACTACAACGATGATAGTAGCCCTACACCAGTAGCAGAAGTACAAGAGTTGACCTTTGCCCACTTTGCTGATGGCAATACTTTTCAGCTTGATGTTGGTGGCATACTCAGTAAGAACATTACTTTTGCTGGCGATAGCACCGCAGACGAACAAGCAAGTACAGCAGAAAATATCCGAAAGAACTTACAGGATATGCCGAACTTTGGAAACAGTGGTATAAGCGTATCGAGAACAGATGTTGCTGAGTACACAATTACATTTGATGGTGAGTCTGCTCAACCCTTAGAGCTTCTGTCTGGGTTTGCTACAGCAACAACTAATATAAACTCTAGCGCGGCAATAGGTGTTGTGCGAACAGCAACCGGTGTAAGCAGGGCAGAAGATGTGTGGTCTGCCACAAGGGGCTATCCTCGCACTGGCGTTTTTTACGATGGTCGATTGTGGTTAGGTGGAACTAAGTCTAAGAGGCAGAGCATCTTTGCTAGTCGGGCTGGCACATTCTTTGACTACTTCCTTGAAGAGGGCGATGATGATGAAGCTATCTTTATCACTATTGATAGCCGAGGTCTTACTAACATTGTCGATCTAAACCCTGATCGTGGGCTGCAGGTATTCTGTTCTGGCGCAGAGTTTGTAGTCAAGGGCAGTACCCCAGCAGAGATTATTGTTGAGCAGCAGACTAGGCATGGTACGTTTGGCCTAGAGACGCAATCTATTGATGGCGCAACACTGTTCGTCGATAAGAATGGCAAGACACTGAGACAGTTCCTGTTTAACTTTAATGAAGATGCTTTTACATCTAATGACATATCGGTGCTGTCATCACAGTTGATTGACCAGCCTGTAGATATGGCAATACTTCCAGGAACTACTACTGATGATGCCAACTGGGTATTCATTGTAAACCAAGACGGTACTGCCGCAGTGCTGAACACAATGCGCTCTCAGGACATCAATGGCTTTACACGGTGGACTCCTGGCGCTTCTTCGACAGATGATACCAAAAAGAACACCATAAAAAGCTGCGCTGTAGCAGGGGATCAACTTTATATGATTTCCCAAAGAACTCCAAGCAGCACTGCTTTCTTGGACATTGAGCGATGGGACTTTGACCGAATGCTCGACTCTGGCGTAAAGCAAACTGTAACTACTACTGGTAGCGACATTACTCTTAGCGTAGGCAGTAGGCTTGAGGGGTTTACCTTGGGCGTTATTGCTGATGGAAATGTCCTTCCAGACCGAGCTGTATCTAGTGGCAACATAACTATTACTGCCGCAGAGATGACTGGCACTTCATCTAGGGTAATTGAGTATGGTCTCAACTTTAACTGCAAGGTTAAGCCGATGCCACTGAACACTCAAGGGCCTGGCGGCATGAATACAATGAAGCGCAAGAAGATTGTTCGCATGAATGTGCGGGTATACGAAAGCGCAGGAGTTCAGATTGACGGCAATGATGTGCCTGTTAGAAAACTGGGCGAGTCAGAAGACAGTCCTCTTAATACACCTTACACCCCCAGAACTGGTATCATACAAGATAACAATGGCGGTAATGGCTGGGACGTAGAAGTTGTCCCTGAGATCAATGTACCAAAGGGTACGCCATTCCACCTGCAAGCTATCGGGTATGAAGTATCATCATCATAGAGGTTAGATAAAATGCCCCCTTGGTTAATAGGATTAATGGTCGGCAGCACAGGTTTGCAAGTCTATGGCGCAATACAGCAAGGTAGAGCGCAAAAGGCTGCTTACGAGCGTGAAGCCGAAATGAAGCGTATTGAAGCTGAAGGTGCAGAGTTAGAACGTCAACAGGCTCTTGGTAGGGCTTTGGCGGCTAATGCTGTAGCAGCAGGTATGTCTGGCATTAAGATGGAAGGCACACCCGCTAGTATCGCTCTGGAGACTGCAAGAACAGCAAGTCTACAAGAGGGTATGTCTGGGCTAACCTCTCGACTACAACAGGCTCAATTGCGACGACAAGGCGCTATGGCATCTAGGGCTGGTGGTATTCAAGCTCTTGGATCACTGCTATCTGGCGCTACCCAGATTGGTATGGCTACTGGCGGCTATGGGCCGTACAAGGAAGAATAATAATGGCACAAAGACCAAGACAAGCTAGGATTCAGTTCCAATCCCAATTCCGCTCTCCAGGTGTAGATACATCTGGCGCTGAAGTAATGCGTCAATTGGCGGGTTTAGGGCGTGTAGGAAGCCAAATAGCTGAGGCAGTAGGTAGACCCATAGTTGAAGAAGAAGCGCGTCAGGCGGGCTTAGAAGCGGCTAAACAGGCTCGTGTAGAAGACCCTGAGACTGGCTTGGTAAAGTACCAAGATGTTGCACGTAGAACGTATGGCTGGGGCTCATCTGCTTACAATGCCGCTGCTGCTCAAGAGACTAACAGGCTTAATAGCGCAATAGAAAAAGAAGCCAAGTATTCAGCAAGGATTGCCGCTAGAGAGGAGTTTGCAGAGCTGGCTGAAACCTATAAGGATGATCCTGCTAGCTTTGATAGTGAAGCTGAAAGCTATATTCAGGGTACGCTGAATGCCACCCCAGAGGGTGCTAGGGCAGAAGTAGAGGATATGCTTCGTTCTCAGTCATTTGCTACTGGCACTAAGCTAGCTAAAAATTATACAGTTAAACAAACCAACGAAAAGATAGATGCCATTGTTTCTACTGTTGATGACTTTATGGAGGATTCTGCGCGAAAGCTTTCTGACGGTGATCCTGTAAATGCCCAGATAGCATACGACAGCGCGTTAGAGGCCATAGATGATATTGGTGAGCTTAATCCCGACTATGATATAAAGGGCGCAAAAGAAAAGCGAAGAATGCAGTTTGCTAAATCCCAGGCATCTGCAAGTGTTATGGATGCAATTGATGGCAATGACACAGGCCCAGCTTATGCCAAGCTAGAAGAGATTGCTAAAAAGCCGCCAAAAGGATTTACCCCTGATGAGTGGGAACGAACTGTAATTAGCAAGATACAGACAGACTTAAGAAGAAAAGAAGACCGCCTTAACAATGCTAACCAAGCTGCTGCGGCTAAGAATGCCGAGTATGTTAGCGGAGTAGTACAAAGCGTTGCTCTGGGTGTAGAGGTTGACGATGCTGAGTTTGCCAAGGCTTACGATCTTGCAGCAACCCCTGCTCAGGTAGAGGCACTCCAAGACGCAGAGAAGGTTGCCGAATATTCTGTGAGTGACTACAGAACACGCCAAGGTGTACTAACTACTGCTGCTGACAATCCAGAGACTATTGAGCTTTACCGTCAGATGGCGGCTCAAGAAAAAAGAATCAGCACGGCATTAAACAAAGATGCTTTTGGGTTTGCCGCATCACAGGGCATTGTACAGAATCCTGTACAGCTTGATGTGTTGAACCCAGACCCAGAGGCTATTGCAGAGCGTAAGTCACAAGCAGCACTGGCTACTGCCCACTATGGTAGGCAAGTACCTATCCTGACAGATGCCGAAGCTAACTTGTTGGTAAAGGCATTCCCAGAGATGACATCTGGTGAGCAAACAGCTATGGCACAAGCGTATGGCGCTGACTCTTACATCTGGGGCATGCTCTCAGATAAGAATGCTGGTGTTTACTCACAAGCCGCAGCACATCCTAATCCCAATGTAACACAGCAGGTTTTCATTGGCTTAGAAAAGATGAAGGCTCCAGGATATAAGATTGGTGAGGCTGATACAAAGACCTTAACTACTGCATTTAATGATCTGTATGGTAAAGATGCGTTCCCAGCACAAGACGCTAAAGATATATTCGATGCGGCTATGGCTTACTACACTGCTGCTAAGGAGCCTGGTAAAGTAGCAAGTATTTCTGACTTCAAGAAGGCTCTGCAGGATGTTACAGGCCGAGTAGTTAGTATTAATGGCGGGAAGACTATATTGCCATTCGATGTAAACGAGGACGACTTTGATGCATACTTTGATGGCATGACTGCTGAAGAGTTGCAGATAATATCGCCTATGGATCGAACGCAACAACAAATAGATAACACGCTTGATTATATTCGCAATGGCAGATACAAGCAGGTTAGAGGAAATAACGCCTACATTGTTGTCGATAAAAGCGGCATGACATCTCTTTTCAATGCTGATGGAACACCCATGACATTTATAGTTAATACAGATTCTGTTGCCAACATCGTGTCTGAAGAGCAAAGGCGCAGATCGGCTGCTAGACAGCGTATGGTAGATGCAAGTATTCCAACAGTAATTCCTTTTGCTGGAGTTGCTGGGCAATACTCTGTAGGCACTTTTGAAGGATTGGAAAAGTAACTGATGCCAATACTATCTGAAAAAGGGAACAGGGAACTTTATCAGTCACTAATTCCTGTCCCTCAAGAAGCACTTGACCAGCCTACGCCATCCTTTTCGGAAACCTTTAGTGCTGGCTATCAGTTTGTGCGCGATGAAGAACGATCTATATCCTGGACATACAACAACCAAGTTTATCGTAATCGCAGGGATAGGGTTCGAGAGCTATATAAAGAGGGCATGGACTTAGACCCTTACACCGATGAGCAGGGCGTGTTTGACTACAATAGCTTTGCCGAAGACACCGGCCTTATCCCTACAGACATTGAACTCGATAATGAGCGAACAGAGCTTCTTCGTCAGCGCAGGGAGCAGAACCAAGATGTGCTTGATCGTGGGGGCGGCTTTGCTGGCTTCTTGGGCATGGCATCATCTTATATGGGCGACCCAATTAACCTGGCAACAATGGGCGTAGGTGGCGGTACGATAGGTGCTGCTAAGTCTTTAACTATGTCTTCTCGCATACTGCTAGGTGCGCGTAACTCTGCTGCTATTGGTGCTGCTACAGAGCTTGCTATCCAGCCTATGGTTTATAACTATAAGCAGGATATTGATTCCCCTTACACATTTGAGCAAGCCGCTACTGCTGTTGTATCGGTAGCCTTGTTCTCTGGTGTTATTGGTGGTGGTGCTGAAGGACTGGCAAGTTACTTTGGTAGAGCTGCTGCTGAGACTGCGGCCCAGATTCCTAACTCTCCGTTCCCAAGAGCGCCAATGCGTTTTGAGCCACCAGTGATTGCTGGTAAGCCAGCTTTATTTCCTACCGATGAGGCGGTTGTAGGATTTAAGAAGCAGCTTATAGAAGAGGCCAAGGCTAAGGTTATTGGCGTTGCAGAAAAGCCTATTTCTCGTGGGGAGGCCAAGAAATTACGCGGTGCGTTACGAGAGTTAGAGTTTGAGTTAAAGGCTCTTGATGAAGCCCCTATAGACGTTAAGCCAAAGAAAGGCGAATCTGCTCGTGCAGCAAAACAAAGAGCGCAAAAAGAAACAAGGGCAGAACTTGATTCTAGAATAAAGGGTATTCGCACCCAGCTAGATAGCTATGATGCAGCAGTCAAAGCAAAAGGCGAAGTATCCAGGCTAGACCAAGGAATCCTCCCAGACGCACTACAAGAGCGTTTGGACGACTTTATTGCTACCCCTAGCACCCCTGCTACTGAATCCGTATTCCAGCTAGAAAGGCTTGCAAAGCAGCTTAGAATCCAAAAAGGGTTTAGGGCGGCAGAGTTGGCACTGCAAAGCTACGCCAAGTACAGCGGCAAGTTGATTGACAGCTTGGATGAGGCGAAAGATGCGGCTATCAAAGCACTGGATAATGAGATCAAGATTACATCAGCAGATGATGTAGATAAGCTGGCAGACTTGCAGCGTGTTAGAGACCGATTGGCTAATACTGCTTCTGTATCTATTAATCCACAAAGTATTGATAGAGCCTTCAAAGAGATATTTGAAGAAAACGTCAGGGCTGATATAGCAATCCTTCAAGCAAACGATGAGCTTGTTGACCAGCTAAATAGGTCTACACTGTCGCCTGATGACTTTGTTGGGCGACCCACAGAACCCGCACCAAAGGCAAAGACTACACCAATGGAAAGGCAGTCACTCGATGACGCTGGTTTCTCTAGAGCATTTGATGAAGAGGTGCAAGCCTACAACACCCTAGACAAGAAGTTCGCTATAGTCGATGGAGAGATTGTTGAGGGCGCTGACGATTTAATTAAGGCTCTCGATGAAGACCTGGAGGGGTTAGAATCTATTATGAGGTGTTCGCGTGGCTAGTTTTGATTTCTGTATTAATCAGGCAGTAAAAGACAAAAAGATTACTAAGTCGGTTGCCGAGGAAATACTTGCGTCTGGCGATCCCGCAGCGGCTATCAAAGAGCTTGCTGATAGAACCACTCGTGAAAAGCGAGAGAAGGTTGTTGACGCTGTTCGCATTGCTGAAGCCATAGAAAAAATTACTTCTCACCCTGATGGTCTGGATAAGGGTTTGCTTGCGCTGTTGAGTAAAGATAGCACTGGCAGGGCTAAGTACATGAATGTGGACTTTCTGCAAAAAGTATATACACAGCAGTATCTTTCACAGTGGGCTACAGGTCTTGAGCTATTTAGAACCAAGGGATTTGGAGTGTTCAAGAATGAAGAGGGGCTAAACAAGTTTGTTCGCGCAGTGTATGGTGAGGTCATTGACGACACAGACATTATGAAGGCTGCTAAGGAGTGGGTTCAGGTAACAGAGAACCTGCGTACCAAGTTCAATGAGGTAGGCGGTAGCATCAACAAGAATGAAGACTGGCTGTTCCCTCAGCACCATGACATGAAGACTGTCAACAAGGCTACCTTGAAAGAGTGGAAAGAATACATTACTCCGCTACTGGATAGAAGCAAGATGACTGACGATTTGGGTAAGCCGCTAGATGATGCCCAACTTAGTGAAGCTCTTGACGTTGTTTATCAAACCATTGTAAGTGGCGGCATGAACAAGGCTAAAGACTTTACAGCTCCTAGAGGTCTTGGCACTAAGCTGTCTCGTCGTGGCTCTGAGGAAAGATTCCTTTACTTTGAGAATGCTGACGGCTGGATTAACTATCAGAACAAGTTTGGTCGTGGCGACACCTTGACTACCTTAACCGACTATATCCAAGCTAAGGCTAGTGATATTGCTATGGTTGAGGTGATGGGTACTAACCCCAAGAATATGTTTTTGGCTGTTAAAGCGTATGCCGAAAAGCAAATGCTTAAAGATGGCAAGAAGATGTCTAACCTGTCCTCTCAGGTGTTAGATTGGAACTACAAGGCTATTAGTGGCGAAGCTAATGCTGGAGTAATGACCACTTTGGCTGATGGCTTTCAGGGGTTGAGAAACATTGAGATTGCGTCCAAATTGGGCTTTGCTGTTATTTCATCAATAACTGATGCTTGGTCTACCGCACAGACAGCGTATTTCAATAAATTTTCTGGTATTAAAGTGCTGAAGCGCCACATTCAGAACTTAGCGGCAACAGCCGTAAATGGCAAAGAGTATCGAAAGAACCTGGCAAGGATGGGGTTTATTGTAGATACTACTATTGGCCGCGCTCACGCAGGTAACAGGTTTGCTGACAGCTATGGAACTGGCTGGACAGCCAAGACTGCTGAAGCTGTGCTGAGATTTTCTGGTCTAGAAGTGTGGACGCAGAGTATGCGTAAAGCATTTAGCATGGAGTTTTCTGCGCTATTGGCTGACAACTTTAAGAAGAGCTTTGATGAGCTAGACTTTAAGGAAGTGCTTGAGCGATATGGCATTACCAAGAAAGACTGGGATACATTCAGAAAAGCTGATGGTGCAGAGTTAGACATTAATGGACACAAATTCTCTGACTTAACTAAAGATCCATCAAACAAGTTTCACTTTATGGTTCTTTCTGAAGGTGAGTTTGCCACACCAACTATTGATGCTAGGACTCAGGCCATCACGCAAGTTGGCACAGAGCGAGGAACAATTCCTGGGCAGGCTGTTAGAAGCATCATGCAGATCAAGTCTTTCCCAATCAGTGTAATGCAACAACACTGGACGAGAGGCATGGCTCAAGCTACTGGTATGGGGAGAGTTGCATACTTAGGTTCTTTTGCGGCTGGCATGACAATGATGGGTGCTGCGTCTACACAGTTATATGAGCTTGCTACAGGTAAAGAGCCTAGACCAATGGATGCAAAATTCTGGGGCGCTGCTTTTATGAAGGGTGGTGCGGGCGGTATCTTTGCAGACCTAACTTTTGCAAACCCAAACAAGTATGGCAAGAGCTGGCTAGAATCTCTTCTTGGGCCATCATTGGGAACAGCGCAAGATATAAGGGACTTTACTTATGGAAACATAGTTGAGGCCTCGAAGGGTGAAGAGACTAATGTGCTGGGGGATTTTGCTAAGTTAGTCGAGAATATAACCCCAGGTGTTTGGCAGACTCAGCTATTTATGGATTCCATGTTTGATCAGTGGAGGTTGCAAGTTGACCCCAAGTATCAGAGTACCCTAGATCGCATGGTTCGCCAAAGACAAACAGAGTATGGTCAAGAGTATTGGTGGCAACCTGGCGAGACACCATCAGAAGTTATCCAAGACTTGGCAGAATAGCTGTATAAAAAATGATCAAAATTTAGTATAATCCACATATCGAAACAGAGGATATTTTAATGTCTATTAACAACAACAACCCCTTCAAGGGCGTAGGGGCAAACCTGACAGGTGCTGTTCGGGACATCATCTCAGTGACTCCGAATGACAGTGCTGGTACTGCGCCATTTGATGATGACCGAGTAGCTATTGGCCTGTATATCACCACTGGTGGGGCTGTGAAGTTTGTCACAGTTACAGGTGAGACTCGCACCGTCACTGTACCAGATAACTTCTACCTCGTTTGCGCTTGCAAGCAGGTATTTGCTACTGATACTACTGCAACAGGCATTCACGCACTGGTGTCATAAATGATTGGCATAGGCGCTACACTATTCAAGGTTCCTACAGCGTATGGTCAGGGGTTTAGTCCTGCATCTCTTTTCCGTAATGGCGAGCAGGGTGCATGGTATGACCCATCTGATTTGTCCACTCTATTCCAAGAGGATGGCACTACTCCAGCCGTTGTTGACGGTGTCGTGGGCAAGGTCTTGGATAAGTCAGGCAATGGTCATCATATAGTTCAGGCCACAGATACCAAGTGTCCTATCTTAAAACAAGATGGCAGCCTGTACTACTTAGACTTTGATGGAACTGATGATTGCTTGCAAACATCTAGCAACATAGATTTTACCGCAACAGATGCAATGTCTGTTTTTGCTGGCGCCAGAAAAGAAACCGATGCAACTGAAGTAGTTGCCGAGCTATCTAATAACATTGGTGGTGCAACAGGAGCATTTAGGTTGAATGTTGTTAGTAGTGATCGTTGGAGATATTCATCAAAGGGAGCTAACCTTGTAAATGCTGATGGTGATAACTACGTACCCCCTATTACAAGCGTCTTGACTGGCCTAAGTGATATTAGTGATGACTCATGTATTATAAGAGTTAATGGGGCGCAAGAAGATATTGCTACAGGAGACCAAGGGGCTGGTAACTATGGCGACCACCCTCTTAATGTGGGCGCTCGTAACAATGGCGCTGGCCTTCAATTAGATGGAAGAATCTATGGGCTTATCGTAAGAGGTGCATCTTCTACTGCGGCTGAAATTGCATCTGCTGAAGCGTATATAGCTTTAAAAACAGGGGTGTCTATCTAATGAGTGTATTTGCCACAATAGTTGTTGCTAACGCAAACCAGTCTGCTGCCCAAGCAATTACTTCTAGCGATATGTTTACAAGCCTCTTTAAGAAAGGGCTGAAAAAATACTGGGTAAGCTCTGGATACTTTTCTCAAGAACACTATGATGCCCTTGTTGATAGCGGATTAACATTTGCTATTGAAACAGATCAAGAGGTTAGACCTATTGCTGCACTGAATGCACTGGGATTGATTAAAGTTATTGAGGAATAAACAATGCCAGTCACAGGTGCTACCACCAGGAATGATTATGTAGCAAGTGCTGGTCAAACAGTATTCAACTACACCTTCCAAATCCTGCTTGCCTCCGATATAAAGGTAATGCAGAACGGAACTCTCCTAACACTCAACAATGACTACACCGTATCTGACGCTGGTGATCAGGATGGTGGCACTGTCACGCTGACTACTGGTGCAGGTGATGGAGACTCTATCGCTATATTCTTGGCGATGCCAATTGACCGTACTACCGAATACCAAGAGGCTGGTGACTTCCTAGCATCCGATGTTAATGGCGACTTTGATAAAGGCTATGTAGCCATGAATCAGTTGCAGACTGACATTGCTAGATCAATACACCTCAAGGATCAAGACCCCTCTGTAGATATGACTCTGCCTCTTGCAGGAAGCAGGGCTAACAAGTTCCTACGATTCAATGCTCTTGGCCTACCTGATGTTGCTACAGGCACACCCATCAATGAGGACATCATTACCCCTGCACAGTTTGGTGCATTGGGTGACGGTGCGGATGACGATGCTGCTATTCAGGCTATGGTTGCCCATGTCAAAGCTAATGGCGGTGGCACTGTAGACCTGGAGAACAAGATATACAATGTAGGTAGCACCATTGCATTCGGTGTCCCTGTTAAGTTTATCTGCGGTACAGGTGGTGGATTTAGGGCCAGAAACACTGGCAACTACACAGCCATTACAGGGCGATCTGGGGCCGTACAGCCTAACCCCGATGGCAGTGGTAATTATACTGTACTGTTCGACATTGACGGTATGGCTTACTCCTCGTTCCAGGGCAGGTTTATTCTTACGTCTGTTGGCTCAACAAACATTATGGGCGGTGAGGTAAAGTATATTCCTAACCTGATCGCTATGGCCCAGCAGGACGGCACAGGCCCAGTACAAGCCCTTAACGGTTACTTCGAGACTCTTTTCGTCAGCAGCTTACACGCGGCATTCTTTCAACCAGAGAAGGTAGATGGGTTTGGCCCAGTGCTACCATATACTCGAACATTCTTTGCTCGATTAGAGATCGTCCGATGCTACCAGGCATGGAACTTCCTGCACGTTAATGGCTTTGATGATTGTGCTGTAGGCGTGTTGCGAGTCAACAAGTGTGCCAGAGATGCGTTTGCTAAAGCATTTGACCTCGACTGTCTTGAGGCTTTCTTGGCGGGTAGTAAGTCTACAGCCACAGGTACATTTACAACTACAGCATCCAGCACAGCGTTCACAGTCAGTGCAGACGCAGATGTGGTCGTGGGTGATGCAGTTATGATTAAGGGGGCTGAGACCTACGGACAAGGCTTTGTCACCAAGATCGCTACACTGAGTGGCACATCTGGTACGTTCGAGGATGTATGCCCAGTTGCTGTAACTGATGCAGAGTTTATCTTTGCCTCTGGTGGTTACGAGATGGACAGGGCCACCTTTGTTTGTGCCAAGCTCTATCTTGAGGGCGCTCACTACAAGCTGCTTCACTTTACCCGACAGGCCACTCTGGACTGCCAGACGCTCAAGTTTTCTACTGGTGAGTTTGCTTGTTATCAGGGAAGACCTATTGTGTTTGAGCATATCAACTCACTGTGTAATGTTGGTAGTGTTCCGCAGAGTGAGCAGGGTGTGAATGGTAACCCTCTAGTTGACGGCTCCTTGGGTAAGTTGATTCAGTCCTATGTTTACATAGGCTTGCGAAGTTTTATTGACATCGAAATCCCAGAGGACAGTGGCAACTTCTTTGACTTCTACCCTGACCACAACTGCACCATCAAGCTGATGATGACAGAAGCAGATTTGATTACCTATGGCATAAAGCCCATCGAGGTCGGTCATACTATCTACGACCCCGCAGGTAAAGCGGGTGGTAGCAGAGAGTTTTCAACCAGTGACAGTCAGCTTACTGTTAGGTATTCCGACAAGACAGTGAAGGTTTCTGGGGATATAGGTGGAACGCAAATGACTATTGACGATGGCAAGCTAAGAGCTGATAACTCTGCGGCAGCCACAACCCCAGGTAGTGTTGTTAAAAAGATAGAAGTATTTTCAGAAGGCGGGGTTAGCTTAGGCTTCATCCCAGTCTACTCATCGATAACTTAAAGAGATATTATTATGGTCGAAGAAACTAAACAGGTTGTTGACGTAGCAGCCGCCTCCACAGGTGTATTGGCGTTGGCAGCTTGGTTGCCACCGATAGCATCTCTGTTCACTATTGTATGGCTAGGACTTCGTATATTTGAGTCCGATACCGTACAGAAACTGTTAGGTAAGAAGCAATGATTGAGAAACTGATAGCACCTGTCACTGGACTACTGGATAAGTTTATACCCGATGCAGACACGAAACAGAAGATTGCTCACGAAATCGCTACAATGTCAGAACGCCACGCGCAGGAGATTGCACTGGCACAGATCGAAGTCAACAAGGCAGAAGCAAAAGGAAATTGGTTCCAAGCGGGATGGCGACCTGCAACAGGTTGGGTATGTGTACTGGGTTTTGGAGTGAACTTCCTGATCTCCCCACTCGCAGCAGGAATGGGTATCGACATACCCCAGGCTGACACTAGCACTATGCTACCTGTACTGATGGGTATGCTCGGACTCGGTGGTTTACGCACCTATGAAAAGTCTTCTAAGAAGGTATAGCCTCGCCTTACTTCTGGTAATGCCCCTTGCCTATGCTGATGAGAACAAGCAGGAAGGTAGCCTCAACACCTACAATGGTGAAGGCTCTACGGTAAACAGCAACAACAACACCGAAGATAAGTCTGTCAGCAATACCTACAATGGAGCAGGGAGTAGCTCCGAGATTCCTGTAAGCAGTGCTATGGCTCCCAGTTTCATGTCTAACGGCATGGAGACCTGCCTCAAGGGTGTGTCTGGCTCTGTGCAAACCGCAGTGGTAGGCATCACATCGGGCAAGTACAAGCTAGATGTGGACTGTAACCGCAGGAGAGATGCCAAGGTTCTGGGTGATCTGGGTATGAAGGTAGCCGCTATCGGTAGGCTGTGTCAGAGCGTTAAGGTCTGGAGGGCTATGTTCCTGTCTGGTACGCCATGCCCCATGCTACAGGGTGGCAACCTAGTGGTAGGTAAGAGAGCAATGCTGGCAATGAAGATGCGGCCAGAGGTATACATCCCTGACTACGAGGGGAACGAAGAGTGGTATAACCAGATACTATCAATAGGAGAAGAGAATGAAGAAGTTGCTGAAGATGATCGCTCTGTCAGCGATATGTTCCGCACAGGCAAGTGAGCTTGATGACCTGATCAACACCTCTGCTGTGCTGGCAAACAAGATCGACGGGGCCACACAGTTGGTGGGTGCTGCAATCACTCACTCCAATATGGGGTATGTAACTGAGGATGGCATTGTTGACCCGCACCTGATCAGTGTTGCTGAGGTACAGGCATACAATCAGGCACTATCCAATATGTCCTACTACCAGCCCTACGGTGACGCACAGACCTTCCTGGAGGACAAAGCCGCAGAAGAGATCAGCCTGATGAACGATGCAGTCGATGTGTTCACTGAGGCCACTGTGAAGATGTCTACTGTGATCGAGGTTGCTGATATGGCAGAGACAGCCTCTAGCCCCAATGAGGAGAAAGCTGTACAGGATTATGTACAGAACAATGTGGAGACACTGACCATAGATCAGGGTGATGTGGATGACTTCAACCAATCCCTGCAAGACATCGAGACCCATGCCAACAATGCGGGTGCGTATCTGGGTGTGGCCCAAAGCAAAGAGGCTACAGATTTCCTGAATCAGGGAGCAGAGGACAATGGTACACACTTTGATGTTGCCTCTATCAGCTACTCATCCAATATGCAGTGGGTGCAGGTGGACTGGGCAAACAATACAGCGAGCGCTGTGTACATCAATGGCAACAACTGGGGGATAGACCTCTACGTATCGGCAGAGGACGCATACTTTGCTGGTCAACAGTCAGAGTTTTATGAGTACAGCCCATCCAACTACTTCGGTGAGTACCAATGAGTTTAGAAGATACAGAGCTGAGGATCGGCAACACATCGTTCAAAGGTGTGTATATTGCTATCGTCCTGAGTCTAGCAACTAGCCTGGGCGGTGGTGTATGGACAGCCAGCTCTCTGTACAGCAGACTCCAAGAGGTAGAGTCCCGCAGTATCCCTGACATCAAGCCGACCCAAAAGGAGATCAGCCTTATCAAACAGCAGCTAGTTGACAATGATGTATCGCAACTCAAGGGAAAGTTGGCAGAGCTGGGGACTAATCTGGCAACCATTATGACACAGCAGGAGAAGCTGTTGGAGTTGAGCCAAGAGGTAACTGATCTGGAGAAGGATATAGAGTCTATGCGTAGCACAGTGAAGACTGCCGAGCTGTTGGCAGAAGGTGTGCAGGACATAGAAAATAAAGTTAAGATAGCCACTAAAGAAATAGAAGAACTGTGGGATGGGCTAGATTATGTAGCCAACCCCTTGAGGTAATATATGGGTAAGATACTGGACTTCCCTGCACCGCCTGACCTTTCTAAGCTGTGCGAGGAGTTTGATAGAATGGTAGTGATCTGTGTATCAGATGACACTATCCAAGTGGTCAGCAACATGGCAGACCAAGACATTCTCTACAGCATGGAGATCGCCAAGAACGAGATGATCCAGGCTTACTACAGTATCGAAGATGAGGAGATACACTGATGCAACTCCAATACTTTAATATCGAAGAATTTAATTGCCAAGAGACTGGCAACAATGAGATGTGTCCATTCTTTCTTGAGAAACTGGATGAGTTGCGCCACCGGTGTGGATTCCCCTTTAGTATTACTAGCGGTTATCGTGATCCCTCACACTCTATCGAGCAGAGGAAGGTAAAGCCTGGCACTCATGCCAAGGGTATTGCTGCTGACATACACATCAACAGTGGGTCAGAGGGTTATGTGATTATTAAGAATGCCATGGAGATGGGCTTTTCTGGCATAGGAATTGCAAAGACATTCATCCATGTTGACACCCGATCTAACACTCCAGTGGTCTGGACTTATCGGTAACGTCTAGTCTTCTTTGCTGCGCCCTTGGGCTGTGCTGAGAACTGCTTACCAGCCCTCGTATCTCTTCTCTTCTTTCTGGTGGTAGCTGCGTACTCCGATGCGCTCATGGCTTTGATAGCCGCGCTAGGTAGGTATCTCTCCCCTGTAGCCTTTGGCCCCTGAGTGCTTGGCTTGCCAGACTTGGTTCGCCACTTCTGCTTGCCCCAGTCGAGCAGGGACTTCTGCGGTTTACGCATTAGTTGGTGTAGCCTCCACCCTTGGCCTTATAACGCTTTGCCAACATCTGAGCCTTACGTGCAGACCACTGCCCAGGACGACCACCCTTGCCCCCAGCCTTGATAGCCTCGAACAAGTTCTTCCGCATGGTGGGCTTGGTGTAGTTACCCGCTTCGTTTACTCTGGACTTCTTCTTCATTTGGAGAGCATCGACTTCTTTTTCTTCTTGCCATACGACATCTTCATGCCAGTGCGCTTGGCTTCTTTCATTGCTGCTGCTTTACCAGCGGGAGTGTATGCGTACTTCTTGTTTCCTACCTGGGGCATGGTATCACCACTTTGATTTGTTTGCCCAGAATGCGGCAGACATCTTACCCTTGGCGATGTTCTTGGCATGACGAGCTTTGAAGGATTTACGACGAGCCTTTTGCTTAGCTGTCTGTGGATTTGAGCCAGCACCTCTCACACCCTGCTGACCATAGCGAATAGTCTTCACCCTATCGCCCTCTTTTGCGACGACAACGTGAGACTTAGTTGGGTGACCAGGGGTTCTCTTAGGCTTGTTGTACCCAGAGACCCCGATCCTTTTTAGGAGGCTCTTACTCATGCCCCGATTATAACATTTTTAGGTGTTCAGTTCACGCTCTATGAGAAAGTCACAGTAGTGTTTGATCTTGCGTAGGTCTTCAACACCACCCTTGTCCTTCCAGCGGGTCGCGTATTTAACAATATTGCCCTCGCAAAATTCTAACTGGTTAGCCAGGATGTACTCGATAGGCTGTATGCCTTTGCTCATGTAATGGGAGCCGCCAACTTGTTTATCATTTGCGCTCATACTTCTTCCTCAAGTAGTTCAGGGATACAGGCATCTCATCGCACTGTCCATCGTTGACCTCGTGCAGCATCCAGATACCACGCCAGCTACTGTTGGTCTGGGCAGTCAGGTATTCCTCATCGTGCTGATAGAAGATACCAGCGAACAGGCCGATCATGGGCTTCATATCTGCTCTGTTGGCAAAGGCAATGTCCCTGTCCTGAACGTGGCCCATCACGCAGCTCATATGCTTCTTGGATAGCATCAGCTTGGCACTCGATACAGGGCGACCCATTATGCCACTGGTGAAGTAGTGCGAGTATGCAATGCCGTCGATCACCACAACGTCTAGGAACCCATGCACCTCCCAGCCCATATGCTCCAACTCAAAGTCATCATAGCTAATCAGACCCTCTAGCTTGGCATCATCCTCGATGGCTCTCTCAATGCGTTGCTCATGGTTGCCCAAGCAGAACACCAGTCGGGGCTTCCAGGTCTTATCCTTGTTGCGCTTCAACCTATCCTGCTCTTTCCAGATAGGCTTCATAAACTCTTGCATCCCCTTGATGCCAGCCTCAATATCATCATTGTATCTGCGGCCTTCAAAGGACTTCTTGCCTATGTCCCAGCTTGAGAGCGAGGGCATATCCCAGTGATCACCGATGTGAATGATTACATCTGGCTTCTTCTCTACTGCATACTGTCCTGCCCATCTTAGGTGTTCCATCTTCGAGCCTGGCTTCACCTGAGTGTCAGGGATAATCATGTGCTTCATACTTCCTCCATGTTCTAAATAGACAAAAGCCCCAATGAAGGGGCTTAGGTCAGGTCTTGGTAGGCTACAGCGGCAAGGCCCAGTAACACTACAATGATAGCGATGGTAGTCATGGTGGTCTCGGAAGTCTTATGAGGCCCGATTATATGCTGACCAGCGCATTCTATGTAGTGATAAATACTCATGGGTATTATGCCTATTTCTTATTCCGCTGTTCCCATTCTTTCTGCTTGTCCATCGTAATCAGAACGATGCCAGTGATAACCACACCGAACGCTATGATTAGGATGCCAGATATTAAACCTTCCATTAGAATGGAATGTCTTCATCGAGGGCTTCCTGCTTTGCCTTACCTTTAGCAGGGGCGGCATCACCATCAGTGAAGAACACCTTTACGTTACCAAGGATAGGGGTTTGTACGCCCTTCTCACGCTCCTCGGCTGTGGTTGCCTGGGAGATAAAACCATTGTTCTCATACTGGTCTTGCTCCGCAGTATCAAAGAAAGTAGTCAGGTCGAGATAGGTTCCTTTCTCCCCTTCATACAGTCGCGCTTTGTCGATCTTCTTAACGTCGATCTTTACACTCAATCCAACTTTCATACTAACCTCTCAGTTTCACTTACTATTGTTTCAACAGCAGCTTGGACTTGCTCTGCCATCGCTTCGATAAACTTCTCATTGCGCTCCATGCGTACCAGCAGGTGTGGCATCTCTGGATGGTAACTCATAAAGTCCCACCACTCTCTCCCTGTTATCCACATACAACCCTGCACTTGCTGGTAATACTTGGATGGTACTTTGCCAGCCCGCAGGTAGGATACATGGACGCTGTCAGACGGACATTTTATCTCAAGGCCACCGCTGTCTCCAACCAGTCCATCAGGGCTACAGCCGAACTCACCACTATCATCCAGGATGAAGCCTGTCTCTACCACCTCATACTCGGTGATAAACTCATAGGCTGATCTGGCCTCTGGCTCCAGCATTGTCCCTCTCTCCATATGCTCATTGGTATAGAAGGGTTTACTGCGGCCAGTCAATCTCTCGGCAATCATCTCATTGATGTAATACTCTGCCGATGTGGATGGCTTACCTTTGGCTGTTACCAGCTTGGAGAACATGGACGCTGATGGCCTACCCAGTCTTGAGGCAAGCCATTCAGGTGATCCTTGTTCGTGATCTAGGATGATCATTTAATCTTGGCCTTGAGGGTGGCAACTGCTCTGTTGTAATCAACAGCTAACATAGTGTCCACAGACTTCGCCTTGAAGTAGGCCAAGAACTTCTTAACATCAGCACCAGACTCTTCAAGCAGTGATTTAATATGCTCCGCTTTAGAGTCAGCGATCACTTCGTTGGCATCATCACCTCTGAGCATTGCGGCTTCGGCATCATCATCAGCAGTAGGGATACCTGCGATTGACTGTAGGGCATAACGCCTTGCATAAGTAATGGCAGAGCCAGCAGCTTGTGGGTCGCGCTTAACTATTGGCAGGTAGTATTCCTGCTCCAGCCATTCGCCACTGGTGTGCATTAGCCTGGTGATTACACCAATGCCATGCTCGTTGGTTACTGGGAACTGAGTGTAGCTGAGACCATTATCAGTGAAAGGCTGTTTGATAGCCTTGATAACAGATGTCAGGTCAGCATAGCTAGACTTGAAGAAAGGGTTGGCACTGTCCTTAACAGCACCACCCATGGTTGCCTGAGCACTACACAATGCTTCGGCAAGGTTTTTAATTGACTCACTACTATTCATATTAGACTCCGTATTCAGTGTATTTATCGTATGTCATTCCAGCCGCTTCCATCATTGCTTCGACAGAGTGGGCAGTCATACATTCTTGCTTTGCATAGACTGTGGCGTAGCCATTGTAGTATGCCTCACATTCATCAGTCCTGCACTCATACCCCATCAGGGCATCGTACTCGCCAAGCTCATAGGCGTTGGCATCATTCATGGTCTTCAACATTATGCATACCTCGCGTAGTCGCGCTCACCATAATGATATCCCCACACCTCGTCAACCTTTTCACGCAGGGTAGACTCTAGGTACAGGTAGATGGCATCACGCAGTTTGTAGTCAAAGCCAG